CTCAAATCTACAGCTGACATTATGTTCTACAAGAAATTATTCTATGTCTCCATAGGCGGCAAACACCTCATCGTTTTGACACAAAAAGACATGAGTCGAGTAGCAAATTATGCTGACGCTATGATTGGGACTCTCATGTTATTACATCATCAAGCTGAAGAAAAGATCGATGTCCGAGCAGAGTTCTTTGAGTTCATGAAGCTCTTGAAGAACAGTCGCCACAAGGATAAATTTGCCGAGACTTTCAGCAATTGTGTCAAGATCTACAGATGCAAATTGGCCGGTTCTCTTTCAGCTAAAGGCGCCCAGATACTCCAGGATGATTATATGAGAGACGGCAGCAACGACATCATTCCTCTGGACCAGTACTTCAAATGGGTCTCCAGGAAACAACTTGACGCAGCCACCATGGTGAATTCCTTCCACAGATGTCTCATGCCTCCTGATTTCGACATTCCTAAGATATTCACTGCAGAGAGGGACTTACATAGCCATAAGAACATATCCGGTGGACCTCCAGGCAGCAAAGAAGAAGCTCTTTACCAGAAATTCCTCAAGTACAATAGGTGGGCTTTCATCATGCAGTTCTACAAACAGTTCAAACGTAAGCCAGGCTACATGCACCCCTCGGGTCCAGATGATGAAATCGCCAACGACTACAACAAGGACAGACACAAAAGGCCAAATCTCGATTTAGATCAGGCAGTCAGGGTGGATCTCATCGGGGTGTTGGACTACAAGAAAAGAGACAACGATTATGCTAGTTACTTCAAGGACGCCTCCATGTGTCCCGAAACTGTGTCTGAAGCTTTGTCACCTTCCATCCCTGATGCAGAAGACACAAACATGGTAGCTCATATGCTGTACGCTCAGGAAAAGATAGACGTAGATGAACATAGGAAGAACTTCGTAGAAAAGGAACACCCCATTCGTGTCGCATTCAAAGTGGAGTCCGGGAAAGAAGATGGTCGTCTCTTCTTCATTTACAACTTGAAGGACAAGATTTTGCTCGCTGAAGTGGAAGAGAATATCAGCTTATTCCTCGAAAAGATCCCTGGCAATGCCGTTGGAATTTCCTCCTCTGTCATCAGAGAAAAGATGGCTCGAATTTCATCTCTCGAAAGATCAACTGGTGCAGACCTGTCCCCTCTCTTCTTGTCGGACGATATTAGCAAATGGTCCCCCCACATGTCCATCCGTGCTCAAGAAGATTCGTCTAAGTTCTGGGCTGAAGTGTTCGACCAACCTTTCATAGGAGAGTTAGACCAGATAAACGTAAGAGACACAGTCGTGCTTAACACTATGGGATATCGCGCCAGTTACAACTCTGGGGGAGCAAATAAAGAAGGGGCCACCGGAAAACGAATAACTTACCTCATGATCAATATGAAGGCTTTCTGCGTTGCTCTTGCCAGAGGTAAATGGGGTGGAACTAAGATCATAGAAGGCAGAGCCGGTTTGCTCACTTTTCTGGACGATGGGTTAACACAAGTCGACCTGAGCATTAAGGATTACGACAAGACAGCACCAATGGTTATGGAACACTTCCGTTATGTACAATGGGTGATCGGATATGAACTCAAGATCCCAAAATGTTACCCCTCCAACCGCTATGTGATCTTTCTGAATTATGAATACCTCTCAGGGAAGCGCTTGTATGACAAATTGAAGTCCTTCGTCAAACTCTTCCCGCGTAAAATTGGCGACTTAATGACTCTTTCTGAACGCCTCCGAGAAGTTGCAACTTGGGCTATTGGAGCTATGGAGTCAGGCAGCAACCATTTCTTCGTCTTTTGGGCGTACATCTTCAGATCCTGCATGGAAATAGCTAAGTGGAACAGATACGACATCACTATGGACAAGCACTTCGTCATACAAACCATCTCCCCTATAGCCCTTGGTGGATACGCTTTCATGCCGCTTCATGGACTCGCCACAGGACTCGTCAGACAAGCATTTGTAGAGAACATAGCCGGTGTAAAAGAGGCTTGTTTCCATTTCTCATTCGTCAGACCATTCTTATTCGGCCTACTCCGTTCTCCTGCAGCTGTTCGCGACCCTGTGAGTATCTTAAGAGCACCCTATGCTGTCTCATTCGCTGTACCCCACCTCACTGAACATCATGTCATTCACGCCTTGGAAGAACACTATCTCGAAAATTGTGAGTCCATTTACTTGAAACCTTATCTTGATTTCTTCAGAGGTCAGAAATTGTACGAATTCGCTCTCCAACTAACCCAGAGCAATTCTCACTGCAGTTTCGCTGACCTCGAATGCATCTATAAGGCTTCCCCCATTGCTTATGTGGATAAGATCTTTAGCAAAATAAAGAAGAGCACCACCCTCCAAACCATGTTGAACCCTCGTTTGGTGTCTAACCTACAACGCAGAATCAGACAAGAAGCTGTTCTTGTGAATTCTGCTTGGCGAGACCGTTTCAACTACCTGTAAACACCTGTTGTAGCCGGGCCTTGAGTTAACTCTCTACTACGGATGACCTGCACTTGTAGCACGCAATCAGCCTATAGAGTTGAGAGTGAGCCTTAAGTCCTGCTTAGCAGTGTTTACACCTATACAACTAAACTTTCATAAAAACAGGGTGCGAAGTAAAATTTAAAGTGTAACTTTGTTGC